TTTATGGTTAATTAGTGGTGCACAACCATACGCTTCGACTGAAGAGCAGTTGACACAGACTTTGAAGCCGAGACGTAGTCGACCTTGTGGGATTTGTTTATTACATTTGCATTTCATATATATATTATCCGTTAGTATTCGTATTTGTTTTGTATTATTCGTCTTTTATTAGCGTGTTGTATAGCATAATAACTATTAATACTAATATTACCCATGCACCCATTATCTACTTATTATTATATTTCTTGATCTACCAACTGATACCTTTACTGTTCCCCTTGGCGTGTAGTATACATCATTTCCACTATCTAATATATCTACTCTAGTGGTTCCATCAAAAAATGTTGTTATTACTTTTCTTACTTTGTGTTTATGATCACTTAAATCTAAGCATAATACATTACCATACTCAACTTCAATATCATAATATCTAGTTGTTTGCTTTGTTTCGTATAAAATTGTGTCCATTTTATAGTCAAACTCTATCACTCGCTTACCTGTAAAGTATGTGCAAGTAGTATCTTGTGCTTTAGCCGATAGAATACCTGCTACTAAACAAATACTTAATGTTAACTTTTTCATATTAATTCTTTTATTGCCGTCATTAGCGAGAATACTATTAATCCCACTGTTCCTGCTCCGATACTGTATGTGAATGACATCATCACATAGTGTACAAATTTTTGTTTATTCATAATTTTATATTTTATTTGATTAAATATTACCGGCGTCAGGTAGCGGATTGTTAGAGCCCGCTTTCGACATCACAACACTTCTGTTGCTTAGCTTATTGTTACACCTGACTAGTGTGGTAGTGTGAGACTTGAACTCACTCCATTACTGGGCCGCCTTTCTACCTACCAAACTAACTACTAACTAGTCTTACATACCTACAAGGTAGTAACCTCGCTCTACAAACTCTTGTAGTATTATTTCTTGTTGTTCTTGTGTGCACGTAGTAAAACCAAGTTCACTGTATAATTCTAGTGCTAATTTGTTTAATTTATCTAACATAGTTGTTTGTTTTATTTGTTTTACAGTTATATTATCTTACCTGCATCGTATTTAATTTGTGTAATACTGTGACATTTGCCTGTTACTCTAGTTTACTTAATTACCTATTGTCACACTATACTTTAAAAGTAGTATAATTATTTATGTGATATTTATAGTTAACAGGTAATGCTCTAACTCTCTCACTGTGTGATAATTATTATTGTTACTAAACTTATTATAATTATTTCCGCCAAGTAATTTTCTATTATCTTTGTCATATTTATTATTTTTGGTTACATATATATTATCTATAAGTGATCGCATTTAGTTTGTGACCGGCGTAGAGTAAAAATGCTATACAGATGCTATACACACTCGGTTCAGAGTGCGTTGAAAGAACTTACTTTATTTGTAAGTCTCTACAGAATGCAGGCATTGCATTACTATTAGTATATGATTTGTACTTATCAAAACAGTTCATACTTTCAAATCTTTCTTTGTGAGTATTGTATACTTCATCATGATTATACTTTACTGTTTCTTGTTTTTTGTTTACAAATGTTATAATAGTATGTTTACCTATTAATGACTTTCTGATTACAAATCTTTTAGTTGTTAAGTTGTTAGTTGTTTTTGACATGTTAATTTAATTTAGTTAGTTAGTTATTTGTTTATATTATCTTTTATTATACTTATTTATTTTGTGACTATTTTATTTATTTAATAAGAAGTATATGTCGTCTTGTACTGACTCGACGAACTTCTCTCTGCACTCTCCTTTATTATACTTATATATATTATTTAATAATAATTTTAATAATTTAATTTTTAAGTCTGACATAGTTTATTTATTTTAGTTAGTTATATATATTATCTAATGACAGTCGTATCTAGTTTGTGACTTGCGTAGTGTATATGCTATACAACATGCCTAGCGGCATTTGCTGAAATATTCTAGCAAAATCATTATTACTACTGTATTATACAGCAGATTGGAATGTGAAAACGATTGAGAATTTTATGTTAAACGAAGGGGCGGTGGGTAAATTATATTGCGTTTTACTTTTGGGGTGGCACGATATAAATAAGGGCCCGACGCTATAATCCAGTGTTTACAACATTTTACTCTGTAAATAAGTGAATTACTATGTAATCATACTAAGTATGAAAGGCACACCACTTAAACTCAAACAGAAACTATCACCTAAAGCTGCAGCTGCTAAAGCTCGTAGAGATAAAAGTGCAGCTATGTCTGAGTGGGGAAAGAAGAAGAAAAGAGATGCACAGAAAAAAAACTGCCCTAAAGGTTATGACTTTGACCATGCTAGTGGTAAGTGTATTCCTGCTAGTAAGAATAGAGCTAAGAACAGTAGATCAGGTGCTACTAAACGTAAATACAACTACTAATGGCATTTAATATGAATCGCCCGGTAATAAAGGGTACAGCAAATCACAAGGCATCGGCGGCTAAGGCTAAGGCTAAATCTATAGTTGCACAAACTAGAACTAAAGGTGACGCTACTTTAATTAGAGCAGCTGATATGTTAGGAAAATCATACGGCACTAAAAATATTGATTATACATTAAGTAAAGATTCGTTAAAAGTACCTGAAGGTGATGATAAAGTAAAGTTTCCTGGTAGAAAAAAGAAAACAGACTACGGTACATACAAAGAATACGTAGACGACCATAACAATCTTAAAAACAAAATGAGCGAGGAAGATAAAAAAGCTTATGGGGAACCACTTTCAGAAAAAGATTGGACAGAACTTAATGTTGGTGTTGGTATGAAAGCCCCAAAACAAAAAAAAGAATCTTATTCTGATATTAGAAAAAGAAAAAAATTAGAAAAAAGATATTTAAAAGCAGAACAAGGTGAAGAAGAAGAAGATTTTTCTTATATAGAAAATGAACCAAGTAGAAAAAAGAGAAAAGAAGAACCTTACACTTCTCCAGAAGCTAGCACAGAGTATGGTGAAGAGTTATTAAAAAGAACTCAGGCTGAAAGAAGTAAATCTTTACAAGAAGCTGCTAAAAAATACAATGTTAAAGTAGAAGATTTAGAAGCTAAAGAAATAGATGGTAAAAGAGAGTTTTTTCCTAAACAAAATGTTGTAGGTGGAAAAGATGCAACACAGTGGGACGATGAGTTAGGTAGATTTAGAAAACCAGAGGTTAAACTACTAACAAAAGAAGAGCAAAAAATAGCTGTTCAAAATATGAAGCCAAAATTTCCAGAAGGAATGGATCCCAATTTAGCAAAAACTGGTGAAATAAGATTAAACTATGATACTAACACCTATGAATATACTCAACAGTATTACGATAGGATTGCTAGAGAAAAAATACAACAGAAAAAAGGAGAAACTATTGATAAAAAACAGCAAACAACTGAACCAGTAGCTGATAAAGTGTCTAAAGAAATAAAATCTATAGTTTCTAAAGGTAGACAAAGACGTTTAGATAAAAAATACCAAAACGCTGGTCCTAGTGTTCGAGCTAATATGATAGCTGATGGATATGTTCCACCGGAAAGTAAAACCGCAGCGCTTATGCGTGATGATAGGATATATGCGAATGCCACTAAAGGCGGTCCAGTTAGAAAAAACATGATAAAAGGTGGTTATATACCACCAAATAAAAAATAAAACATAGGGAAAGACCCTACACCAAGTCAATATTAACCAAAAAAACCAAAAAAATGACTTACTTATACTACAAGACCAGTTCAACTGGCACAATTAAACCGAATGAAACAACAATTAAACATTGGAAACACCTCTCTGAGAAGAAAAACTGGAGAATAACCCAATTACCTAACGGATTCTACCAAACAGAGTGCTTAAATCCTGATAAAGAGGATACTTGGCAAGATGTTACGCGTAGAGAAACAATAGAAGGTGCAGAAACTGCCATAAATGGTAGTGTTAAGCACTTTGCAGACAAGTTAGAGGCTACAAAAGGGCCAAAGGTTGTAAAAACTTTTGAATAGTGGAGCTTTTTAAGCAAATAGCTATAAGAATAATAGGATGGACTGGCTTAATAGTGTGTTTTGCATTATATTACATATCTATAAAGTCTCTTTTTATAGTTTTTACTAAATAAAAACAATTTAATTAAATTTAATCTAATACATGGAATACAATCAACCAAGCGAGATTGTCAAAGACGTAAACTTTGGCGATAACGCAAACAGTAAAATAGTAGCTGGTGTTGAAAAGCTAGCTAAAGCAGTAAAATCAACCTTAGGAGCATCTGGAAAGTGTGTAATATACGAAGATGCTAGGGGTTTACCGGTAATAACAAAAGACGGAGTAACAGTAGCAGAATCTGTTGTCTTATTTGACCCGGTTGAAAATATGGGTGCAACCCTTATTAAAGAAGCTGCAAGAAATACAGTGAGAGAAGCAGGTGACGGTACTACTACAGCTACTGTCCTTGCTGAATCTCTGTTGAAAGAAGTTAATACATGTGATATTAACACTAGAGAAATTAAAGATGGGATTAAATCCGGTCTTAAAAAAGTAAATAATTACCTTGATAAGATTTCTGTCAAGATCGAAGGCGATATGCTCAAATCTGTTAGTTCAATAAGTTGCAACAATGATGCGGAACTAGGAAAGATTATAGCAGAAGCTTATACTAAAGTAGGTAAAGATGGTGTGGTATTAATGGAAGAGTCACCAACTGAAGAAACATACGTTGAGGTAGTTGACGGCGTGCAAATCGACTCAGGACTCACATCTCCACATTTTGTTACTGATAAGGACAAGCAGATAGCTGAGCTTGACAACCCATTAGTATTAATAGTATCTTCAGAAATACCAAACATAAGAAAAATACAAACAGTATTAGAGCACGTTATAAAAAACAAACGACCTTTACTTATTGTTGCACCAGTAGACCAACAGGTTAAAGCTGCACTTCTTATGAACAAAGTAAAAGGTAATATTAAAGTTAACATAGTTGACTTACCAGGCTTTGGTCCTACTAAAGAAGACACTGTCGCTGATTTAGCATTTTTAGTTGGAGCAAAGGTTATTAACGAACAATTAGGCGATGATCTTGATTTAATAGACATTGATTGTTTAGGTGAAGCTTACACAGCTATAACAGATGATAAAAACACTGTATTAACTATAGATACTCCAGAAAAAGAGCTTGAAGAAAGAATTAAGAGTATACAAAAATTAATTGATAAAGAAGACAAAAACCCGTTTATCAAGAAAAAACACCAACAAAGACTAGCAATGCTATCAGGTAGCGTTGGTATGGTAAAAGTAGGTGCTGATTCTAAGGTTGAGTTAAAAGAAAAAAAAGACAGGGTAGAAGATGCCATCTATGCTACCCGGGCAGCGTTAAAAGAAGGTATTGTTCCTGGTGGCGGGATTGCTCTTCTTAACGCCGCTCAAAAAATTTCGACCGACTGCGTCGGTGAAGAGATACTACTAAAAGCTATTACAGCTCCTTTTCATACTATACTAGCAAACGCTGGTTTAGAACAAGTGGAACCAAGACCTACTAAAGGTCTAGGTGTAGATGTTGTAACTGGTAAATCAGTTGATATGATTAAGTCTGGCATCATAGATCCAGTGCTTGTTACTAAGTCAGCACTTAAAAATGCAGTAAGTGTTGTATCAACAATTATATCTGCAGATTGTGTAATTTCAAACATGAGAACAAATGAAAGCAATCAATAGATATATTATAGTAGACAAAATAAAGACAGAGCCTAAAAAGGTTGCTGGTCTTATAATGACGGATGACACAGACGTAGACAACCGTTATATAAAAGCAAAAATAATATCGTGTGGTAATTTAGTCGAAGGATTAAAAGATGATGACACGATATACTACGATAAACATGCTGGACATGACATATCATGGAAAGACACTCTTTATAGAGTGATTCGTGATGGTGATGTTGTTCTAGTAGATTAACCTAAACCACAAGCCTTAAACCTTAAACTTAAAACAAAAAACAAATTATTAATTAACAAAAAACAAAATTATGGCAATACAAAGAGCAGTTCCATCTAACGGTGGAGAAACTTTCGTTACGTTTATAAAAGACGCAGACGAAGGAAATTGTTCACCAGCTTCAAATTTTTTAGGATTAAAGTGTGATGGAGCAGGATCTATGAAGATTCGCTTTGAAGATCCTGAAGGTGGCTTAACAGCAACGGTTATAGATGTAACAGTTACTGATAGCGTAGGCACTGGTGTAGAAATGAAAAGAGTATGTCAAGCTATAGCGGGAGCTATGACAGGTTATGGCGTACAAGGAAAATTCGTGAAAATCGCGGACGACTTAACAGACGAATTTATTCACCCAGATTTACTATCAGTTGATTCTGTAGCATAATCATAAAATTATAAAAAAATGAGAGAAGAAAATTATTTATACTTTGCAAACGACGGTGGAAACGATACCGACAAAGATATGGCTATGTTTCCAGCATCAACGTTTAGAGGCGCTGTATCAATGTCTAATACTACAGCTGAGTTTTTCTTTGCACCACAAGATGGTACAGGAACAACAGCTAATGGTGTTTTATTAACATTCGCAGCCGTTGCAGATGCTAGTGGTGCTACTTCATCATCTGGTACTGGTGCGGCGCATGTTGGTGATGGCCAAGTTGAAAGCGCTAACACTAAGCTTGTTATGGAAAAATTTGCACAGCTTGCAAGCGGAAATAGAAAAAATACTACTAACTTTACAGTAATAAAAGACTTGAATACTTTACCAGCTAATGAGGGCGCTATTAGCTCTTCTGGGATAAGTGAAGTTACTGCTGTAGCAATAACAATAGATTAATCATGGAAAATTATTTATACTTTAGAAAACTAAGACCAAAAGTTGTTTCAGCTACTTTTAGTGGTTCAAGTAACGCTACAGAAGCAATAACAGGAGTTGGTACTTCTGCAAACTTAGACAATATTAATGAAATAGCTTCTATATCTGTTACATCTTTAGATGGAGGCGGTACAGGTCATGCTTCAATTTTATTTGAAACTACAGCTGTTTTACCAGCTCCAGCATATAGTTCAACGGCTTTAGCTATAGCTACTGGATCTATACATTATATTAATCCAGCTGATCAAGCCCTGTCAAATGGTGTATTAACACTTGACGGTCACGGTACAACTGGTGGTTACACATTGGATACTGGTGATATTGTAACAATTACTTTTAAACAAGGTTTAGAAACTAGTTTTATGTATCCAGTGAGTGCTATAAAAAATATTGTTAAAAGTGATAACACAACAACAAGTTTAGCTTTTGCTTCAATATTAGGAGATGATACTGACGATAAATTAACTTTTACACATGCCGCTGGTAAATACGAAGATTTTTGCAAAATGATAAACGATGCTTGTAACGCTCATCCAAGAGATGGAAGATTAATAACAGTTTGTGATTTAGGATTTGGAAAAACTAATATTTTAAATAGCAATGACGCTGGTATTACTAGTTTTGAATATACTCCAGAAGGTGGTGCAGCAGGTATGGCTACATAATCTGAATGAGGTTAACCGCGCAGAATTTGCGTGAAATGAATATCCTTAAGTATTACAGGCTCACTAGAAAGTGGGTCTGTAAAACTTACGGGTTAAAAGATGCAGATTTAGAATTATTAATTTATTTAGATTGTAAAGGAAGATTTACACGAAACGATTTTATCAACGGAGTTTATACATACTCATGGGATAAAGCAAGATGGGACAGGTTAAGAAACGAAGGTTGGATCGATGTGTGGAGACATAGAAATAGAACAACTATAATGTACTCTGTATTTAAAACCTCGTGGAAATGTTCACAAATGATTAGTAGGATATATAGAATCTTACTAGGTGAGGAGGACTTACCTACTTCAGAACGAAGTGTATTTTATAAGAATAAATCATATACAGACAAAGTTTACAATAAAGCTATAGACGATATGATAAAAGATAAAGATAGATAATGGGATTTAAACTAGGAACAAATAGAAGTAACTATGCTACGAGCGGTGAAATCAAAACTAAATTACGTTTTGGTAGACAGCCTAGTGGTCAAGAATCTATTCCTGGAACTCCTATTATACCAATGCCCTTAGAAGAAGATGTTTTAGGTGAAGCTAATATGGATGGAAGTATATATATAAATGAACTTATAGATCCTAATAGTGAAGAATATAAACAAGTTATAAACCACGAAATGAGGCATGCTACTGATATGAAAATTGGTAAACTTTCTTATAATGACAATAGTGTAACATATAACGGTGAAGAGTTTCCAAGAATGGATATTAATGGTGTAGATTCTATATTGGTAAATGGAGAGTGGAAACAAGCTGGTGACACTGGTTTTCCATGGGAAAACGATGCAAATAACGGAACAATATAATATGTGGGAATTATTTAAAGATAAAAACACTATAAACGAAAAAAATATAATTGGCTTTATATCTTTTGGTATAATGGTATTGTTTGCTATTATAGATTTAGCTACTGGTATTATATATATGGGATATGTAGGCGGAGGACAATTAGAAATTAACGACACCATATACAACTCTTTTGTTATGGTAACATTAGGATGCTTTGGTATTAGTGCATTTGAAAAAGTAAAACAGAAAAATGAAGAAGTGTAAAAAGTGTAAAAGATTTAAAAAGAATTGCAAATGTTAGGTAAAATATTTTCAGGCGGAGCAGCTGACTTAGTAAAAAGTGTAGGTGGCGTAATAGATAGTTTACACACTTCAAAAGAAGAAAAACTTGCCGCAGAGCTTAAAATTAAAGAGCTTATAAGTAACTATGAGATAGAAATGGAGAAGAATATAACTTCTCGTTGGCAAGTAGATTTAAAATCAGATTCTTGGTTAAGTAAAAATGTTAGACCAATGGTATTGATTTTTTTAATAGTATGTACTATGTTGTTGATATTTATTGACGCTGGTGCAATAAAATTTAATGTAAAAGATTCTTATATAGATCTTTTACAATTAGTATTAATAACTGTGATTGGCGCATATTTTGGCGGTAGATCACTAGAAAAAGTAAAAAAATAAAATTATGGGATATTTTACAGTAGAAGTAAAACCAACAATAGCTGCAAGCAAACAAGCACTTGGAGCTTTCACAGCAAAGGATGTTCTTTTTGATTGGACAAGTTTTCAAGTTCCTAGGGGAGCGAAAAAACTAGTTGACGTAACACTCTTAGTTAGAGGTACAGATGGTACATATCAAGAAAAAGATACAGTTCTATATTTTGCAAAAACAAGCAATGAAGGTCATTTACAACCTAGATCAATAGGTACTATTCACGCAACAGCTGATGGAGGTGCTTATTTTAACGACGTTATTGGTGCTGTGCAAATTATGGCTACTGATTTCAAAGAAGGACTTGATCATTTAGCGGTTGCTACACTTGGACACGGCGCTGCGTCAAATCACTCTCCAAATCTTGTTTTAAATGGGGAAAAAGATATTAGTAATTCTGGCAACGATAGATTATACGTAGCTGCTACTTGTGGTACTTATAACTTCGCGTCCACAGTACAAGTTTCTACGCAAACAGATACTGGTTCAAAAGCTGTTGTAGTTAAAACTACGTCTGCTTTAATAACTCTTGCTGCTGGAGACGTATTACACGATGAAGATGATCAATTAATTGGTACTATTAAAGAAGTTACTGATGCAACTAATATTGTGTTAGAGGAAAACGCTGCTAGTGTTAGTGCTGTAAACAAAGATCTATATAATTTATCACCTGTTAAACTCATACTTAGTTTTGATGACGGAAAATAAAATAAAATAAATTAACTTAAATTAAATAAAATGGCAACAAGTAAAATAAAGGGCACTAATGCAAAAATTAAAGAACTTAAAGGTATTAAACCAGAAAAAATAACTGACGAACAGTTAAAACAAGTTCAAGAAACCGTAAACAGTTTAAATAAATCTCAGTTAGAAATTGGAGGTATTGAACTTAGAAAACATGACTTGCTACATACTATAGTAGCGATGAGAGAAACGCTTACAGATTTACAACTTAAGTTTGAGAAAGAGTACGGTACATTTGATATTAATATAACAGATGGTGTTATAAACTACCCAAAGAATGGCGAAGCTGATAAGAAAAATTAGTATTGGTAAAGATTACAAGAATGACGCTATGCACTATGCTGTGGGGCAAGAAGTATATGGTGGTCATATTATCTGCGACATTATAGAAGAAGATGATAAGTTTTCTATATATATTAAAAAGAAAAAAGACGTACTGCCTTGGAAAGATTTTAACAAAAACATGGCTGTATCTGTGGAATACAATCTCGAGTACTAATGAAAAGCGTTCACAACTTTGTTGTAACGCCAAAAGGAGAAAGATATAATAACACTAGAAAAGTTGGTGATTCAGAGTTAATACTTAACACTGAAATATTTAACCATCAATATGTTAATAGAGAGGCATTAGTTATATCTACACCTATAGCGGGACACACAGAAATACAAGCTGGAGATACAGTTATAGTTCACCATAATGTTTTTCGTAGATGGCGAAACGTTAAGGGTATTGAAAAAAATAGTAGAAGTTATTTTAATGAATCTACTTACTTTATAAACCACGATCAAATATTTTTATATAAAAGAAATAAAGAGTGGATAGCTCCAAAAGGTTACTGTTTTATAAAACCTTTGAAAGCAATAGATCAATTTAATATTGAATCTGAAAAACCACTACAAGGTATTGTTAAATATTCAGACGGTACAGTAGAGGTTAATGATATAGTTGGGTTTAGACCAAGTAGTGAATATGAGTTTATTGTTGATGGCGAAAGACTATATAGAATTTTATCTAATTTTATTACAATCAAATATGAATATCAAGGAGACGAAGAAGAATATAATCCAAGCTGGGCAGAAGGCAGTAGATGAGCTAATTAAAGTCGCTAAAGAACCTATTGTAGATTCAGATGATGACATATCAGCAGATAGACTTAAAAATGCCGCGGCTACTAAAAAACTAGCTATATTTGACGCATTTGAAATACTTAACAGAATCCAAGAAGAAGAAAACCTGCTTGAGGGCAAAACACCTGAAAAGACAAAGGAAAAAGTCTTTAGAGGATTCGCAGAAGGTAGATCTAAGTAATGTACGAGCAAAGTTTAGTTAAAATAATAGAACCTAT